TGGCTTATAGTTGCCCTGGTACGCCTGCTCCGCGGCTCCAGCAGCAGCCCCAACAGTGCCAGTGATGAGCAAACGGCGGGGCGTGCCGGAGTTGTTGACGGTGTTCTTCATCACGTTGCTACCCGCCTGCGCCAAGCCGTACAGGTCTTGGTCGCCTCTCCCCAGCGCCGTCTGGTTGAGATTGCGAACAGTGTCGATGCTTCGGTGCAGCGCAGCAGGGGCGACGAGGTTGTCGTCACCGATGGCGGGCTTGATCTGCTCAAGGTTGCGCCACTGGCTGCGCGCCTGCCGGTAGAGTGCGGCGTCCTTGGGGCCTACGGATTCATTGAAGGCATCCAGCACGCTCTCGCGGAGTTGCCGGGCAAAGTAGCCGACGGACGAGTCGCTGCCGCCAGCCAAGCGATCCAGCACCTGCTTGGCGTTGCTGATCGCCTGCCCCGGAACGGTTCCGTTGTTCGCGGAGGCTTTGGCGAGGAGGTCGTCAATCTGGGACTTGATGACATGCATCTGCCCCGGCTGCAGCTCTTTAGCCGCCGCCTCTTCAATCGAGGCCAGCTTGTCAAGGAGCTGGCCCTTGCTCATGTCCAGCCCGTTGCGACCGAAGACGGTCTCAAAATCGTTGCCGATGCGCGTAGTGGCGCGGGAGAGCACATCAGGGCCCGCGTCAGTCGCGTCCTCCCCGATGGTCTTAAGAGTGGCCTTGGTGAAGGCAACCTTCTGTGTCGTGTCGAACTTGGCTGTGCCGACCAGGGGGCTGTCCTGCACGAACCCCTTGACGCTCTCCCAAATCTTCGACCCCGTCTCCTGCGCCTTGTCCAGTGGGACGCCCGCATCCTTGAGCGTCTGCACGAACTTGTCACGCAGGACGGAGACTGCGGAGGGAGGCAGCGCCTTGGTCAGCTCCGATGCCGGGCCAGCTTCAAGGCCGCCGGGGGCGGGCGACAGCAAGCCGCCGACGCCACCCAGAGCACTGTCAACCTGCGGCCCAAGGCCGGAGGTGAGCCCCAGCTTCTGATTGCGTCCCTGCGCCGCGGCGGGGGTCTCCCCCTGCCCCACGTTGTAGGCTGCCAGCGCCCCGCCCGCGAGGCCGCGCAGCGTGGCCCCCATCTGCGGGAGGGCGTTGGCCTCGGGATCGACCATGTCGTCCGGGGACGGCGTATGCCCTACGGGTGCAGACTGCTGCTGCTGCCCGTGGATTTGCGGGAAGTTCTTCTGGATAGCCGCAGCCATGTCGGCCTGCGACATGCCATCGGGAAACGAAAGCTGCCCGACGTTCGGCACGTTGACGAGCTGCGCCATTACTTGAAGCTGCCAGTAGTCGGATCGTAGGTTAGTGTCTTAGGAGCATTCGCTGCCGGCGGGGGAGCCGCGCGAGTGGTAGCCGGCGGAGGAGCAGCAGGCTGCTGCCCGTACGTGTCGGGGGGCATGTAAGCTGCCGCTCCCGGCGTGACGAATTTGTCGAAGCTGCCCAGCTTGCCGTTGGTGCCAGCGTAAAAGGCGCGGCGGTGCTCATCGAGCTTGCCCGCCAACATCCGCTGCGTCTTATCGAGCGCGTCGGTGATCTGCGGATTGCTGCGCGCTTGTCCGTAGTTTGTGATCGTCTGGTTGCGCTCTTCCACGGAGCCGCCGGTTGCAGCCAGTGTCTTGCCCACTTCACCCGCGTACAGCTGCACGGCTGCCGCCAAGCTGGTGTAGGCCGGCTGGCCGGTTGCCGTTGCCCACCGGGCCTGCAAGTCCTGCACGGCATTGACATCGTGCCGCGCGTCAGCTGCTGCCCACTGGCGCAGCAGGTCGGCGTGATCGAAGGTCGTGTTGAGAGCCACGACGTTCCGGTGGTCTATGCCGCTCGCGTAGTTCTTGTACGTGGAGCCCTGAGTGGCTGTGATCTGCCCGTTTGCAATGGCCTGATCGACCGACAGGTTCTCCTTGGCCGCTCTCTGGGCGACGGAGTTCCGCAGCGCCATCACAACCGCCGGGACGCGCGAGAGGCCGGTGAAGTCCATCTTGCCCGTTGCCTGATACTGCCGAAACGCCATGTCGTACGTTTCCGGGGAGATGGTGGCAACTTGCGCCAGATCCGCCTGCCGCTTGTTCTCGGCAACCTCGGCGTACTTCGCCTTGTTCTGCTCGAGCGTGTCCTGCCACTGGTTGTAGGTCTTCTCGTCCATCGAGCGGGCCTTCGGATTCTGCTGCTTGGCCTGCAGGAAGTCCGCCGACTCGGGGGAGCCCGTGTCGAGGTTGTAGCGCCCGATGAGCTTGTTGTCCGGGCCGACGAGGTAGTAGTTCGTTCCCTCGGCCTTACGGACAGCCGCCTGCTGCGTCGCGGCGTCATTCTCTAAGCCGAGGCGCGTAGTCTCCGCCTTGAGGTGCGCTTGCTCCGCCTGCTGGTTGGTGAGCTTCACCAGCTGCATGTTCATCTGCGCCGCGGCGACGGGGTCGATGTCGCGGGCAGCCTTCTGCTGCGCGGCAAGCTGCCGGATGCTGAAGTCGATCGTGCTCTCCCCGTCCTGCTGCACCAGGTTCTGCGCCTTCATGGCAGCATCCATCTGCTGCGACTGGCGCATGGCCAGGCTGGGGAAGAGCGTATTGGCCGCGCGCCCCAGCGTGGCGTTGTTCTGCCGCTCCAGGGCAGTGCCGCCCGTCGCGGCAACCTCATGCATAAGGTTCTGCTCTTGCAGCGCCTGCATCGTCGCCGGATCGAGAGGCATGCCGGAATTAGGATCGAGCTGGAGTGCCATATTGATCGTTCGCTTAACTCTTCTTCATTGGTGTGAGCACCCGCGTGGGCGTCGCGTATTGAAGTTGTGCGTTGCCGTCATAGATCGGATTCAGGCCGTGTCCGCCCTGCTGCAGCCAATTAGCCATCTGCAGAACGGCCTGCCTCTGTCCGGCGGACATGTTGGGGTCGGTAGCGTTCTTGAACAGCGACTGCGATTCGTCTTGCCATTTCGGCTTGCGCCAGTCACTGATCGCGCTGGAGAAGGCAAGCCCAGCGATGGCGGCGGGAGCTGCCCAGGCCGCTGCGGTGCCCAGCGCTCCGAGGGTGGCAGAGCTGCCGCCAGCCCCAGCAGCCCCTGCGCCTGCGGCGCCTGCGCCAGCAGTGCCATCTCCCATCATGCCCATAGCTGCAGCGTAGGTAGGATCGGCGGCGAGAGCCGCGCTGCCCGACGCTGTGCCCAAGCCTGCGAGGTCAGCACTGCCCGCTGCCGCGTAGCTAGCCAAGTCGGCGGCTGGTACAGCAGCGCCCCCATTAATGAGCGGACTGACTGCCTGATAGGCGTTCTGGCCGGTCTTTATGGCTTTGTATCCGGCGAGAGCTTCGCTGGCGGTGGACTGCGGGTTGCCCGCTGTCTGGCCGGCGGCTTCCCCGCCAGCGGCGTTAAAATTTCCGCCGTTATCGCCCAGCCAATTGAAGTTACCGTTGTCCCCGCCTGCCGGCGTCGGAACATCCGGCGAGCTAACGTACGGGCTGTAGTCCCCCTGCCCGAACCCACCCGGCGTGTAGCCGTTGGAGTACGAGCCAGTGCTGGGGTCGTACTGCTGCCCCATGTAGTTGTTGCTACCGGGCGTCCCGCCGTTTCCGCCGCCGAAGTACTGGCTGAGGCCGGGGATCTTGCCGAGCAAGCTGCTGAGCCCCGGTATCCCGCCAGCGGCTCCGGCCTTGGAGAGAATGCTAGATAGGCCGCTGAGCCCCGTCTGCGTGCCGGCGAGCGAGTTGGCTACCTGGGCGTACGGGAAGAGCGACTGGTTGCGGGCAGTGGCCGCCGCGAGCGGCGTCTGCAGACTCGCGTTGTAGTTGTTGAGGCCGTAGGTGCCGAGAGCTGCAGCGCCCTGCGCGGCAGTTCCTGCGTTGTTCAACCCCGCCGTGTTCAGGCCGCTGATGAGCTGCGTCGTGTTGCCGAAGTTCCCCAGCGCGTTGTTCAGGATACCGTTGGCACTATTGGACAGCGTGCCGTAGTTCTGCGCCGCGGCGCTCTGCTGGGCCAGCGCCTGCTGGTAGGCGTTGAGCTGCGCGGTGCTCTGCGCCTGCCCCACGCCCCTGCCGAAGTTCTGCGCGGCGAGCGAGCCGGAGGCTGCCCCGCTGCTGTCCGCCACGCCGTTGCCGAAGAGCGTGTTCTGCAGGCCAAAGGCCTGCTGCTGGATCTGCGGCTGGAGCTGCCCATACTGGGCCTGCAGCATGTTGTTGTAGGTGCTATTGAAGTCACCCATGCTGCCGAGCTGCTGGTTGGCAGCTCCCATGCCCTGGTTGTAGTTGCCATAGGCACTATTCAGCGTGCTGAGGGCAGGGTTGAGCGTCGAGCCGGCTACACCAGAGAGATACGGGTCAGTGCCGGCGTTATAGCCGGCGGCGCCCGCTCCGGCGGCCCCTGAGAAGCCGGAGAAGGCGGGGTTGAGCCCGCCCAGGTTGATAGAGCCAGTGCCGTTCTGCAGGTTGAACCCAGTGTTCATCCCGCCCGGCCCGTTGATGCCGAAGTTCTGGAGCTGCGTCGGCCCGATCGTATGCAGCGCATTCTGCAGCCCGTTGTACGCTTGCTGCTGGCTGTAGATCGCCCCGCCCGCCCCGAGAATAGAGGTCAGGTTTTCGAACGGGTTAATGGGGCTGTTTGTGTCGGCCATAGCTCACAGTGTGTTAGGTGTAAGAGAAGACGATGGCGCCGGTAACGCCGATGAAGCCGTTGCCCGAAGCGCTGGGGCCGCGGCCAGGATTGCCGCCTCCGCCGTAAGGTGAGCCGTCACCCGAGACAGTGCCCGTCGTGCCTGTGCCGCCCGTGCCGCCTGCGCCAGCGTTACCCGCCGTGCCGTTCGCACCTGTCGTGTTGGTGGCGCCAGCGTTGGTGTCTGTGACCGTGCCGCCCGAGCCGAGCGTCCCGCCGTTGTTACCAGCGGTGCCGCCATTCCCGCCATTGCAGGTGATGGTGTTGAAGCCTGTGATGGTGCCGGCGACGACGGTAGAGTTGCCGCCGGGGTTGCCGTTAGCTGCGGTTGTGGTTCCCGCCGCCCCGACGGTGTAGGTGAACGTCTTACCGTTCTGCGCCCCGACGGTGATGGTGCAACGCGAGTAGCCGCCGGCTCCGCCTCCGCCGCCACCCGTGGCGCTACCGTTATTGCCGCCGCTCGCTCCGCCACCTCCCCATACTTCGATGGTGACGGTGTTGACGTTGTTGGGGATGGTCTCTGTGACGCTAGTGCCAGACGTGTAGACGTGTAGGACCGGGATGATTGCACCAGAGGCCGCCAGGATCATGGCGCCAGACATGGCCAGAACACGCCGGTATACAACCGGCGGGAGGCGGCGCCACTCCTGACGAGTCAGCAACTCTCCGTCTAGGTAGACGACCGGCTCGCGCATCAGGAAATCCCGAAGCCCCAGATGAGCCACTGCGTAGCGGTGTTCTTGTAGAGCGTGGCGACCGACAGCGTCGCGAGCGTGCGAGTACCGGATGAGCCGCTAGGCAGCCACAGCAGCGTGTCGGTCGTGATGGCAATGCTGATGGTGCCGCTCGCGGTGGAGTTGACAACCATGATCGTTGTGCCAACGGGGAAAGCCACGGAAGCGTTGGCAGGAATGGTCAGGGTATGGGTCGGGCCGGTGACGCCTATAGCTTTGCCGCGGTCTCCCATAACCAGCGTGTAATTAGCGCCACCCTGGTTGTTATAGGGCGCCTCCATGTACCCGACTTGGGCCATGCCGGCTGGCCCGGCCGACGCGGCCGGAGGAGCCTGCACGAACGTCTGTCCGTCGCCCTGGACGTACAGATACGCCGTAGCGTTGTTTTGACTACGAACTGCGAAGGAGTTGTCAGAGGAAGTCGTGCCAGCGAGGATGTTGACCCCGTGCGAGTTGGCGGCGGCGTTTACCACTAGCCCGTAATGCCCGCCGCTCGCTCCAGCCAGCGTCAGCGTGTCAACAGAAGCACCCGCGGGCAAACTCCACGCCCCGGCGCTGGAGATGCTGCCAGCAGCTACTCCGTTAGCGGTGAAGCCAAGCGAGTTGGCCGCGGCGAGATAGAGCCCCGTCCCAAGGTTGCTGGCGAAGGTGATGCTCGGCGCTGACGAGGAGCCAGCGCCAAAGGGCACCTGCCCGCTGCCGATGCTGGAGCTGTCGTACTTCGTAGCGATTGCTACGGAGATAGCGGACAGCTCGGGGTCAACCTGCGCCCCGTAGATGATCTTCGACGGGTTGCCAGATAGCAGCGCGTCCTTGGGAGCGAAGAAGGTGATCTGAGTATAATTTGACATAGAACTAAGCGAGCCGTAGAGCTTTAGCCATCAACTGCACCTGCTGGATAGCGAAGTTGCTGCTGGCGGATGAAGAGATGGAGAGGGAGAAATACTGGCCGGTGCCGCTGGCGTTGACGTTCAGGAGCTGCAGCAGTCCGCCGCCTCCCCACTGGTCGATCCCCCACTGGGCTATTCCCCACTGGGCGGGCGATCCGCCGGTCAGCGTCGCCTGCGAACTCATGCCGGAGGGCTGGAAGTCAATGAACCACGTGTAGGTGACGGGGGAGGTCTGCTGTCCGTAGATCAGCGCCCCCACGCGCTTCAGCGCCTTGAGCCGGGCCGCGTAGTCCTGCCCGAAGTCCATCCAGGGCGTTTGTAGGGTGACGGTGAACGTCACGCCGTCGTCCGTCCCCGCTTGGTACTGGTAGAGATTGCCGGCGGTGTTGCTGGCCATGTAGACGCCGCGCCCGGAGAACTCTGCGCAGGCGGTAGTGGCGAATGGCCAGCGCGTGACCCGCGCGACTTCGTCCCCGTCCTGATCGTCGAATTTGTGGCGCTGGTCGACGATCCACGTATAGCCGCTGACCGGCAGTGTCAGCGCGTAGAAACCGTTGCTCGGGGAGTAGAAGCCAGAGATCGCAGACGCGGTCTCTGCCCTCAGCATCGTGATGAGAGCATCGCGGACGTTCTTCGTGTGGTTCTGTATCGGGCGGGAGCCGGAGGCCAGCACTAGGCGCTGGATGGACTGCACGCCCGACTTGCCGCAGAAGAGCACGTCCGAGTGCTCCTTCTCGCCGCCGATGTGCGCCACCGTCCACTGGCTGATGCAGCCGGCACCTTCCACGGCGTCCACCAAGCGCAGGGCAGTTACGTCCAGGCCCAGCACGGTGTTGGAGGAGCTGCCGTACACGAGCAGCTGCTTGGTGCCGCAGATAACCAACGACCCGCCGTAGGCGAAGATGGCCGTGCAGGTGTCCATACCGAGCGGCCAGACCTTGCGAAGGTCTATGCTGCCGCTATCCCCAGTCGTCCAGTTCGTCTCGTCCTGCAGCGCGCACCACTTGACCGTGAAGCCGTCCCCGTCCAGTCCCCACACGCGCCCGTAGGCGCAGCAGCCGACGCCCCCAGTGGGGGACAAGGTGCCACCGACCTCCACGATGTTGCTGAACGTGCCGACGGGGCTCTGCAGCACGATCGGCTTCTGCCCGGACTGGAAGCCGATGCACTTGCCGTTGAAGTTCTGGAAGAACCAGCGGCCGCTAGCCACTGAGGTAATCGTGCCGACGAGGCTTGATCCGTTCGGGGCCGTCAGGCTGCTGGATATGCCCCCGTCGAAAGCTACGATCGGAGTGCTGGTCCCGGTCGGGGTCAGGTACTCGAAGATCGCGCGGATCTGCCCGGCAGCTGTGTGCCCGGTTGTGAGCGTAGTCCGCCCGTTGCGGGCCGCCACGCGCCCGTTGGCGTCAATGACGGTGTTCAGGCTCTCGATCGACCAGTGCGGGTCGAGAACGGAGTTCTGCGCCTGGAGGTTCAGCCCGTAGCTGCCCGGCGCATCTGCCGCGATCGGGGCGAGCTGTAGCCCCGGCTGCTGTGAGACATTCGCGGGCATGTCAGAGCAGCATCAGGTCTAGTTCGTTGCCCTTCTCTGCCTCTTCGATGCCGACGGCATCATCCAGCACTTCGCGGTACTTGCTCTCGCTGTACGCCCCGCCCACGCTCAGCTCCTCGCCGCGCTCTTCGCGCAGCATCCACTGCAGGCCCATCAGGATCGGGTAGCTGGGGCCGATGATGTTGGAGCTGGAGTTAGCGTCCACGAGTGAGGCGGTGAAGTCACTCTGCGGGTTGCACATGGTGATCTGCACCGTCCGGTTGGTGTTTACCACCGGGTAGACGTAGAGCACCTGCTGGTTCTGGCCGGTCAGGGTGTTGTCAGCGTTGCCAGCCCCCATCGCGAAGAACTCCGGCATGACCTGCTGGGTCAGCGTGCCGTTGTCGTTCGTGAAGCGGTAGAGCAGCTGGTGCAGGGGGATCTCCTTGAGCGGGAACTGCCCCTGCACTGTCGGGCTCGTAATGTCAAAAACGAGCGCCACGATGTTGTCGGCAGCCGCGATGGCCGGGGCATACCCAGCCTGCGACATGCCGGCCCCCTTGACGGGGGCGCGGACAACTCGTGAACGCTCGTTCGTGCCCGTGATGGCAGCGAAGTAGCTGCCAGCCGGGATGGTGACGTTTACTGTCTGGTAAAGGGCGCGCCAGTTGGTAGCGTCTTCTACCTCCTGCTTTACCTGGTTGAAGAACTCAAGCGCCAGTAGCTGATAGGTGTCAGTGAGCGGCGTCGACGTGATCGTCGGTTGCCGCAGGCTTATCAGCACCCGGTTGAGTAGAGTCTGCGCCGTTACCGTTGCCATTAGCCTCTTCCGCCTGCAATATCTGTTGGACCTTGTTGTGCAGCACTACGAGTGCCGCGGATGCCTGAACTCCCTTTACCTCGGCGTTCGCCAGGCAGGCCAGGATGTTCTGTAAGTCTTGCTTCGTCAGTTCTGGTTTCATGCTCTCTCCCTCCTTGCTGAAGCACT